GGCGGAGGGACACGCGGGGTACGCCGCGCCGGGCGCGGATATCGTCTGTGCGGGGGTATCCGCTCTGCTGTACGGCTGTCTTGCCTACCTGCGGGAGCAGTGCGCGGGACAGTCGCCCGGCGGACGGGCGCGGGTGGATCTCGCGGAGGGAAACGGCTTTTTGTGGTACCGCACCCGGTGCTTCCGGGGCGGCGCGGATCGGGCTGCGCTGGAGCAGCTGGCGGCTGGATTGCGTCTGATAACCGGAGCCTATCCGGCTTGCGTGGCGCTTACCGTGATCCGAACGGATTTTTGTAAGGAGGAAGGGCATGGACGAGAAAGAAACGAAAAACGGAATCACAGCGGTGCTTCCGGCTGCGGGGATATCCGCGCCGGAACCGCCGTCGGCGCCTGCGGCGGAGACGCCGCCGGAATCTCTGCCGGAGTCTCCGGTACCCCCGGCGCCTGCGGACGCACCGGCACCTGAGGAAACAGCGGCAGCGGGGGATCCGCCCCCTGCTCCGCCGGCGCCTGCCGGGAGCGCGGCTTCACCGTCGCTCTCCCCGGCGGAACTTGCGGATCTGCGTGCATCGTATCCCGATGCCGACCCCGAGCAGGACATGAATGACCCGGTCTTTCGTGGTCTTGTCTGCGGGGAAATCAAACCTACCCTGCGGCAAGTGTACGAGCTGTTCCACCGCGACCGGCTGACCGCGGCGGCTGTCGGGAACGCCGTCTCTGACGCGCTTGCCCGCGAAATCCCGCCTGCCGTGGAAACGGCTGTCGCCGCCGCCGAACAACGCCTGCTCGACGATATCCGCCTCCATGGTGCCCGCCCGATCGAAAACGGCGTCTCTACCCCCTGCGCGGTCTCCTCCCACCCCTCTGTTGACCGCCTCACCCGCTCCGAACGCGCCCAGCTTGCCCGCCGCGCCGAACACGGCGAACGCATCCGTCTGTAACCACCTCTTGGCAGGGGGCGAAGAAGCGGAGAAGCGAAGGAACGGAGAAGCGTTGGAGCGTTGGGGGCTTCTTGAAAGAAGCCCCCAAACCCCCAAGAACTTCTCCCGAGAATTATTTGGCTGGAGATTTACGTTGGCGCCCGGACCTGCGGTTTCCTTGCTGTATTGGATGGCGGCTGGGATTTTGGGTTTTGCAGAATCGGCTTAGCCGCTTCTGCTGTGGGTTTTGAATCCGGCTTGTACCCGTGCGGCATTGGCTATCCCTGCCCGGGGATGCAAGGGGCGAAGCCCCCTCGGGCACCGCTTTCCAAAAGTAAAGCCAGTGCCGCTTCCCACCCGATTGCAGGGGTGCCGGGGGCAAAGCCCCCGGCGAAATAAACTTTGAATCTCCCCCTTCCCCGGAGGGGAAGGGGGTTGGGGGGATGGGGGCAGGAAAGTAAGCTCAAGGCAGGGTACCCGATAATCATTGGCGCAGAGAAAAAAGCGCAGGGCGGAGGATGGGATGGAAACAGGGGGCAGGGAAGCAGGGAAACAGACGGAAGGGAACAGCCCCCCAAAAAAAACAGCAACCACCAACCAAAAAACAAAAAAGAAAGGATACCAATATGCATGACATCACTTCCGGTGCCTTCCTGCAGCACTTTGCGGCAGGCACCAATATCCAGGGCACAGCAGGCGTGTCCGATAATACCACCGGCACCGTGACTCCCTATGCCGCAGGCGAGGGACTGAGCGCCGAGATGCATACCTATTACAGCGACTACCTCATTGATAACGCAGAGCCGTACCTCTGCCATGAGCTGTTCGCGCAGAAGCACCGCATCCCCAAGGGCGGCAAAACGGTCTGCTTCCGTAAGTATGACCTGCTGCCCAAGTGCACCACCCCCATCGTCGAGGGCGTCACGCCGGACGGACAGAGCCTGCGCGTGACAGTTGTGGAGGCAACCGTGGCACAGTACGGCGGCTACGTGGAAATGACCGACCTCCTGCTCCTGTCCGCAGTGGATAATAACCTCTGCATGGCAACCAAACTGCTGGGAGCGCAGGCAGGACGCACGCTGGATACCATCTCGCGCGAGGTGCTGGCGGGCGGTACCAACGTGCAGTACGGCGAGGATGCCGTTTCCGCACGGTACCTGCTGACCGGCGGCAAGTCCTCCGGCAATCACTACCTGACGGTGGACTGCATTCGGCGCGCCGTGCGCTTCCTCAAGGCGCAGAACGCCGAGAAGATCCGCGGCTCCTACGTGGCAATCATTCACCCGGACGTTTCCTACGACCTGATGAATGATCCCAGCTGGAAGTACCCCAACCAGTACGCCGATCCGTCCCACATTTTTGAGGGCGAGATCGGGCGCATCGAGGGCGTCCGCTTCGTGGAATCCACCGAGGCTAAGATCTTCCACGCCCCCGACCTGTCCGCGAAGTCGCGGACGCTGACCGTCAACGGCGCGGTCAATGCAAACAGTACCGTGACCTTCACGGGCGCGGGCGTGACGGCGTCCTCGCTGGTCGGGCGCTGGATCCTGATCGGCAATCAGCACGCATACGTGGGCGCCAATACCGCCACGACCATGACGCTGTACACCGACGCCACCAAGAACACCGCCTTCAAGGTGACCTGCTCCGATAAGGCGACCATCTATCCCGGCGAGGCTGGCGCGGAGGGACGTGACGTCTACGCGACGCTGGTCATGGGGGACAACGCCTACGGCACCACCGAGCTGGGGCACGGCGGGCTGGAGCATATCGTCAAGCAGCTGGGCAGTGCCGGCACGTCCGACCCGCTGAACCAGCGCGCGACGGTCGGCTGGAAGGCAAACAAGGTCACGGTACGTCTGGTCGAAGCGTTCATGGTGCGCATCGAGACGGCGTCCACCTTTGAGTCCGGCGAGGACAACTAACCGACAGAGAGGAGCAGAAAGCGAGTATGGAGAACGAATACGTACAGGATGTAGAGGCTTACCTCAACGAACCCGTGAAGATCCGCCTGTTCCGCGATAACGACCGCTACCGCGACCGCGTGTATGTCGCCGTCAACGGACGGAACTGCCTCATTGAGCGCGGCAAGTGGATCACGGTCAAGCGCAAGTTCGCCCTGGTGCTGGATCAGTCCGAGATCCAGGATATGTGCGCCGCGACGCTTGCCGAAGCCGAGCAGGATCGCTTCCGCGAGGCGGAAGCCCAGATGGCGTGACGGAATAATCGGCGCTTTCCCGGCAAACGCCCCGGACTGCCGGCTCCGGCAGTCCGGGGCGCGGACCCGGCGGGGACGGCTGACTATTCCGCAAGACTGAGGAGGGAGAGAGATACATGACGATCAATACCTGCCTGTCCTTTGTGGACGGCATACTGCCCAACGCCGTGCCGCGCGCGACCAAGTGCCGCTGGCTGGGTGAACTGGAGGGGCGCGTCCGGGTGGAGCTTTTGGGGAACGCGCCGGAACAGCAGACGGCGCCGGATGAAACGGCGGACGGCGATACCGAGCTGTCGGTGCCGTTCCCCTACGACCAGATATACTGGATGTACCTGACGGCACTGCTGGAGTACGCACGCGGCGACAGCGCCCGCTATGAGATCGGTGCGGCGCTGTTCAACGCGGCGTACCGCAACTACGCCAAGTACCTGGTGCGCACCGGGGCGGGGAGGTGACGGCATGGCGGTGGATACGGACATGATCCTGACCGTCGGGCGGTTTATCCCCGACGCCGGCGCACCGGAGGGGCGTACCGTGCGGATGGAGGACTACCTCGCGGCGCTGAGCCGGGAGCTGGAGACGCTGTACATCCGGATGAACGACCTGCTGCGCGAGCTGGACGGGCGCACGGCGGCGCTGGAGAGTGCAGCACAGAGTGCAGCACGCAGTGCCGCAGCCACAGGAGGTGAGACGGTATGAGCATTCTGCCGGACAGCGGGCGGGGGGACGTGTTCGCCCTGCCTGACCGGATGCCGGGAAAGCTCCGGCACGTGCGGCACAGCTGCACGGTATTCGGCGGACTGGCGGGAGCCGGGGAGGTCGGCGCCGACACGCTGCAGGCGATGGCAAATCTTGTCCCCTGCGGCTACCCGGCGCTCACGACCGGCAACGCGCGCCTGCAGTACCTTGCCGCCCCGACGACGGGCGCGGCGCACGGACTGACGCTCCATCGGGGAAAGGTCGTGCTTGCGCAGGGAACCGGACTGTTCGTGTCCTCCGGCGCCGGCGCCTGCACCCGTCTGGGGAACGTCACCGACACCGACAAGCGCTTCGCCTCCTTCGGCGATCTGCTTTTCATTCTGCCGGACGGGCTGGTGTACAACGCCGCCGACGGCAGTCTGCGCAAATTCGGGCTGGACACCGGCGACATGGAGAATGTCTCCATTGACAACGTGTACCTGACCGTCCCCACCGCCGGATTACAGACCAAGGGCTTCCGGGTGGGGGATTGCATCCGGCTGGACATCCAGGGGGACATCAAGTCCGCCGTGCTGAACGGGTACTACCGGATCTCCGCCCTGACCGAGAGTTACCTCTGCGTCGAGGGCGGCTTCCCCGAGCGGGGCACCTTTACCGCGCGCGTGCGCCGGGTCATGCCCGACCTGGAGGGACTGTGCGCCATGGGGGATCGGCTGTACGGCTTTGCCGGGCAGTCGGTGTATGCCTGCGAGGCGGGGAATCCGTGGAACTGGTACTGGGCGGATGCGGCATCGCCGGAGACGGCGCCGTTCAGTCTGCACACGGCAGGCGGGAGCGATTTTACCGCCTGCACGGTCTGGCAGGGCTACCCGATCTTTTTCCGGGCGGACGGCATCAGCCGTCTGATGGGGCGTGCGCACGTGGCGGGCGGTTTTCTTGCGGCGACCGGCGTTACCCTGAGCGAGCAGTCTGCGCCCGGCATTCCTGCCGGGCAGGCGGCGACGCTGTGCGGGCTGGACGGGGCGCTGTACTACTGCTCCGGCAGTGACGTATACCGGTATGCGGGCGCGGCGCCTGCGCGGGTGTGTGACGGTCTGCCGGCGGGGCTCCGCGGCATATGCGCGGGGACTGACGGGCGGGGGCTGTACCTGTCCGCGACCGAATCGAACGGTACGCGGCGGCTGTTCCTGTACTGTCCCGGGCTGGGCTGGTACCGGCTGGATCCGGTGTCCGTTACGGCGGCGCTGTTCTGTCCGGACGGAACGGTGGCAGGGCAGGGGGATTTCTGCCTGCTCCAGCGGCTGGACGGCTACCTGTTCCTGACCCGCTCATCCGGCACCGCGGCGACGTCCGGCTTCATGGCTGCGACCGTGCCGACACCGGAGGCGACGGCGGAATTCGGGGACGAAACGGCGCTCCTGCCGGACGGCGGGCGACTGCTTGCCGTGCATCTCCGTGCCTGCGGGCGGATCGGCAGCAGTCTGAAGCTATATGTCCGGTACGACGGGGAAAGCAGCTGGCAGTTGCTCGGCAGTGTGGCGGGGAGCGGGCGGGAGGAGTTGATCCGCATTCCCGTTCCGCCCCGTCCCTGCCGTTGGTTCCGATTCCGGCTGAGCTTTTCCGGCTCCGGCGTTCCGGGCAGACCGGACGGCGCGTTCCGCGTGTCGGGGATGTGGTGGGATACTGAGCAGGGCGGAGCCTGATTCCGTATCGGCGGTTTCTGCTTTCATGCGGGGTTGCCCCTCTTCTTTCTGCTTTCCGCAGAGGAAGGGGGGCTTGCCTTCTTTGCCGCCGGCTGACTCTGCCGGGGCTGT